CTTTCCTTAACATGTACAAGGCTCTCGGAGCCAAGTACGGAGAGATATCCCTCAGCGGGATCCAAGCTCAACCTTATACCGGTGACCTAGGTCACTGGTCTGAGGCTTGTCTAGAGATTTGGAGTCGTCTTTGGGGGCTGGTCCCCTCTTTCCCCCGCATCGCATATCAGGTAGATACCTCCCGGTTTACCTTAAAAGCCGGCCCACAGGGCTCTAATCTTGAAACCGCGCCGCTTGACGCTTGGCGGTGGTTCCGAAATTCTCGGAACTACATTGCTGAGTGGCTTGAGGCAACGGGTCAGAAGCAAGCTCTGATGGATATGACGATGGCGGCACAGATCGCAGATATGGATATCTGGATGGGAAACCACCGCATCTCGCCCTACGGCTCGAATACTGCGCAGAGAACCCTTTCTCCGCTTGGTAAACTAGCTTACAGGTTAGAGGCGGCTGGAAAGATACGTGTCTTCGCTCTGGTTGATTACTGGACTCAAGCAGTCCTAGAACCATTACACAGCTATATATTTAGGATTCTTAAGCTGATACCTTCTGATGCTACTTTTGATCAGACAGGACGGTTAACTAGTTTTGTGCGAGAGTGTAATGAGAAAGGAATAAAATCCTTTTACTGCTATGATCTTAAATCGGCCACGGATATTATTCCGTTACCTCTTTACGTGGAATTATTCATTCCTTTGATCGGTCGCAAACTCGCTGAATTATGGTCTCGATTACTTGTTGATCGAGACTTTTTAGTATCGAAACCACCTAAAGGTGGCGGATCGTTACCGGCAGAATTTAAAGGAGGGGTATCAACTGTCAGGTATACGAGAGGTCAGCCAATGGGTGCTCTTTCGTCTTGGGCGGGATTAGCTCTTGTTCACCATTTCCTGGTTCAGTTTAGCTGGATTAGGACTGGGGGCGAGGGGTGGTTCCGTGATTACCTAGTGCTAGGCGACGACATTGCTATTGCTAGCAAGGTCGTGGCCGACGAGTACTTGCGAGTGTGTGATGAGTTCGGCATTATTGTTGGTCTGGCGAAAAGCCTTGTTTCCGAAATAGGCTTAATAAATTTCGCCAATCAGACCTTCATTTCTGTCGAAAACATTTCTCCTTTATCTCTAAAGGAGGAACTCAAAGCGCGCTCGTGGAGTGCCCGCCTAGCGTTAGCCAAGCGCGCCCTATCCAGATGGTTTCCCGAGGATAAATCGGTGATGAGTTTGCTAAAACGAATTCTTACCGTACCTATGTGGAATAACTTTCAAGGATTAACCTTGAGAGGTAAAGACTATCTAGGGTTAGGTGTCGTACTAACACTCATCGCTCAGAACCCGTTTGTTGGAGCAAGCTCGGACAAACCGGTTGGAGCGGAAGAAATCTTATCTTGGATAGAGAATTATCTAAATCCAATAGATTCTTCGGCGTTAGCACGAGCATCCTTCATTGAGGATCTAACTCTAGTCTTTGCTAGAGAAATATACTCTCTTGTGGACAGAAGGCTCCCTCTTCTCGATTGTTATCGAGAAGCCCTTTGGGAGGTATCTGTACACAGTAAGAGACATATCTCTGCTGGTAAAAGTGCTATTGATTCGTACCCTCATACGGGATGGTCGTATATAGTCGAAAAACTAATACACCCTTTATTAGACAAAATGTCTTTAGAGTTGACCGAACTTAGGAATCAGGTGGTTGCCATAATTGGCTTCCACAGGAATTTACTTCCTGACCGACCATTAATTGATCGGAACCATATCCATGGGCCCGGTGTCATCTTTAAGACACTTGGAATTTTCCAGGATGCAGAGCCAGACTTCGAGGGGATCAATAGCGATTTTAAAACCGTTATTGGTCTTTGGCTGCGTAGCCAAGCTTTAGCTTGCTTCGGGATCGGAACCATCTTACCCAATCGTCGTGTCATTCGTGACGCGGCTCGAGAAGGTCGGTTTGGTTCGCTACTGAAAGGATTACTCCCTTCAGAGCACTACCGAGAGCAAGAGAACCTAAAGCTCTACGGTCAGGTAACTGACCCGAACTTAGTCAAGCTGCCTGTGGAGCAACTTGAGTTAGCTTTCCTAGCCCATTTTGGGCAACATGCGACTCTCTCTCCCATCCAACCAGTATTGAGCCGTGAAATCACGGCTGTGGTACCAGCTGAAGAAAAAGAGAACACGCCTGTGCCTATGGTAATAGGACAGCCCGCGACTGACGTTGTTAAGTCAGCGGAAGCTCAGTTCTTAGATACCCGACCAGTCACGAGTGTCGCGAAGGCCCAACCGGTCTACTCTAAAGATGGATCTCTAGAGCGGATCGTTGGGGGGTCTATCGCTGACATGATGAAGGTTGCCCTTAATCACTCACGTTCGATGAGGGACATTGAACCTATACGAGGTTCGGTGAAAATCGAGAACGTTGAGCTCGGAAAGCCTGGCTTTGGGGACCGGATAACTAATGTTATCTTGGACGCAGCGGATGCGCAAGAAGTGCCGAAGGCACGGATGGCAAATCCCCGGCTACCCGTTCTACGGGCGGGGCACGATTATGAGGTTCCGTGCGCTCCTTCTGACGTAGGGTACACAATTGACCCTATGACAGGAAAGAAACGCATTCCGGAATACCTTAAGTCGCGCCAAGCACGTTTACCGGGTCACGGGATTGTTTCTAACGTACCTGTTGATGTTCCAGTAATGGAACCTCGGCCTCAAGCTGAGGCTAAAGCGACAACTCCTAAAGAGGAAACACTTAAGGAGGTGCTCGCGCGGGTCGACGCGATGGACAATCTTGATGATAAACTAGCCGCCTTACTGGATGCAAAGCGGCGAGGTCTATCTTAGTCCTGACTCCCCTCTGTGGGGCATACCGGATGAGCTCCGTAAACGGCTCGTTGGGCTCCGCCCATCCCATGGTTTGATAACCAGTTACGTGAAACTCGTAACGAAGGAGGTTCCCGATTTCATCGGTGTAACACAAGGCTACAGGCAATGAGTGCGGTAGCTCTCCATCCGCCACGGACCTGATTATAAGAATCCATGTACTTCGGTATATGCCC